TCAGCCTGCCAGTGCGATCCGGCGATGCGGCCCGGGGCCGAAGCTGGCCGAGACCTGCGCCACCTCTATGGCGAACGGCCCGGTCACGCCGTCGGCGGCGCGCATCTGGGCGGTATAGGTCCAGCCCGGCGTGCCAACATCGGTTTCGCGCAGCAATGTGAGCCCGCCCATCACCCGGACCACATAGCGCTCGCTTTCTTCGCCGAGCGGCACCTCCTCGGAAAGCCAGCTATCGCCACCGATCCGGGTGCGACGGATCCAGCTCACCGCCAGATCGCCCCCCGCCCAGCGCGCCGTAAGGTGCACCGGCGCAAGCGGACGCAGCCCGATGCCGTCGAAGGCGTGGGCGGTGTGCACATAGGTGTCGTCGGCGTAACTCCGCGCCGCTGGTCCGATGCGGAAATCGCGCTCCAGCCCGCGCAGCGACGAAGGATGCGGGATCTGTGCGACCGCTCCGTCCAGCATGACGACGTATGAGCCCACCGGCCAGGCTTCGGGCATGATGGCATCGCTGCCCGCCTGCCCGCGAAGACGCCCCGACAGCTCCCAGGTGCGCTCACCGACCAACTCGGCCGTGGTGAACTGAAACACCTCCCAGCCTCCTGGCGTACCGTCGCCGATGGCGGCAGCGTTGGCGCCCGACAGCACCCGCGACAGCTCCGCCGACGCAAGCTCGCCGGACGTCATCCGCACCCTCAGGGCGGAGCCACGGTCGATCAAGCCGGGCCGCGCCCGCGCCAAAACGGTCTCGGTCACCCCCACCCGCGCGGCCACGCCGGCGCGGTGGATCAGGCTGTAGCCGGCCTCGTTCTGCCCGCGATACACCGCCACAGGCCCCGGCCATGGCCGCGCAGTCACAGCGAAATGCGGCGCATGGGCCACCTCCTCGCCGGTAAGCAGCGGCAGATCCAGAAACAACGGCAGAACCGGCACCGGCGGCGTGTAGTCGGGCAGATCGGCGTCGAGCTCGACGGCCTCGGCCGGGTGAAACATCCCTGGCTCCACCCGCACCGCCCGGGCCAGAGCGCCGACACCCTGCTCGAGATGATCGATGCGGAACTCCCCGGACCCGGCGGGCAGATCGAGCGTTACCACGTCGCCCGCGCGCCAACGCAGCCCGGAATTGGGCAGCGCAAAGCGGGCGGTGTCGCGCGCCACCCTTGCTTCGGCGAGCCAGCGCTCGGTGATCGCCCGGCCTTCGGCGCCTGTCAGCACCATCGGCAGTTCGCTCTGCGACACGCTCCTGGTCGCATCATCGGCAAACACCGTCTCGGTCGCCCGAGCCTCGTAGCCGCCCTGGGCGCCGATGAAGTTCAGCCGGATCCGCCCCGCCACGTCCGCCACCGGGGCGCGGGCAAGCTCGACAGTCCCGTCGATCTCGTCGCTGAGCGCCAGCCGATCTGCATCGAGCGCACCGGCAACCCGGCCAGTGCGGGTGAAAAATGCGAGCACCCCCTCGCGCTCGGCGGCCTCGAACCCATGGGCGAGCATCAGCGGTTGCAGGGCGTTCCGCGCGCCGGTGACGTTGGGCACGCCGTAGCCGCGCACCACGCCCTCGAGCCGAGTGACGTCATGCGCGCCAACACCCGACCGGGTGCAGATCTCGCTCACCACCGAGGCCAGTGAACGCGACGAGTCACGCCCGTTCAGCCAATGCCCTCGGTTGTAGTTCGCTCCATCCGCCCAAAGCGCGCGGCGGCCCGGAAACCACGGAAACGGCCGCGCGTCCCAGGCCCAGACATGGGCGCGCGCCATGTCGAGCATCTGCACGCCGGTCTCGGCATCGGTGGGGTTGTTGTCCGGGTCAGACCAGAACTCGTTCAACGCCCTGAGATACCGCATCTGGATGAAGTCGTCGCGCCTTCCGCTGGAGTACTTCGGCAGGCCCGATTCCGAACTCTTCGGATCGAGAAACTTGTTGGGCTGGTTGGTGCCCTTGTCGATGGCAGCGCATCCGATCTCGGTGAACCACAGCGGCTTTGCCCCCGGCACCCAGCCGCTGTCGGCATTCGTGCTCGCGACCGTCACCCGTGAGATCTGTTGCACGGCACCGGCAGGATCGTCCGGAGTAGCGCCGTTGAAGCCGACCGTCAGACGCCAGCCTTTTGGATCGGCTGCGATCGACCCGGTGCCCAGGAGCGCGTGGGGGTTGAACGCCACGCTCACGTCGACCCAGCCTTCGGCGACGGACAGCCCGACGACGTTGCCTACGCCCGTATAGCCTGAATATCCATCGTCGGCGCCGATTGTGGCAATCCAGACAGAGGTGCGGTGCGGGTTTCCGTCGGCAGGCGACGACAGCAGCCGGGTGCGGATCGTCACCGCGATCTCCTGCCCCTCGACGAAGGTCCGCCAGCCGCGTTCGCTCATGTTCCTGTGAGTGTCCGCCACTTCGATCACGTTGCCCTCTCCCGGCACGTGAACGATGGTGGTATCCGCGTGAGCCTCGGCAATGCCCGGTCCAGTGGATAGCCCAGCTTCATCCTGCTCAAAACCGTCCAGCCAGTAGCTGTCGCCCCCGTCAAAGTTGCCGTCAAAAGCCAGCGGCGCGGTGAGCGGCAGGTCGGTCAGCTCGATGCCGCCGATCCGGGGCACATGCGGATTGCGCCACCAGCTCACGATATCCTTGTAGCGAAACACCCAAGGCTTGCCGTAGGCCCCGTCGGTGATCGGGCTGCGCAATTGCAGCCGCTCCGCCGCTTCGGTGCGGTAATACCAGTCGTAGCCCTCGCCGCCGAGAATATTGGCCTTGAGGTAGCCCAGATCGTAGATCGAACCCCAGGCGGCGTCGGCATGATCGACCCCGTCGCGCCAGTCGGATAGCGGCATGTAGTTGTCGATGCCGACGAAATCGATGTCGTCGTCCATCCAGAGTTCGTCAAGGTGGTAGAGCACGTCGCCCGAACCGTCCTGGGGCTGATAGCCGAAATATTCCGTCCAGTCGGCGGCGTAGGAGATCTTCGTCTGCGCCCCGAGGATCGCGCGCACATCGCCCGCGAGGCGCCGAAGCTCGGCCACCGCTGGAAAGACCGCACGGGCGCTGCGGATCTGGGTCAGCGCGCGCAGTTCCGAACCGATCAGAAAGGCATCAACCCCGCCCGCCGCCTTGCACAGATGGGCGTAATGCAGGATGAACCGCCGGTACGACCATTCGTCCGGCCCGAAGTAGCCGACATCGGTGCCCGCCACCGAAAAATCACTTCGCACCGCAGTGCCGAAGAAAGCCGCCACCTCGTCTGAAGCGGCGCTCGTGCGGTCGGGAGAGCCCCCCACCCCCGGCGCCCGCGAGGCGGAGATCCGGCCCCGCCACGGCAGCGAAGGCTGGCCGCTCGCGCCGGTCCAGGGGTCGATCAGCCCGTTGCCCGCCATCTGCGTCATCAGGATGAACGGGTAGAACGTCACCGCCTTGCCCGCGTCTCTGATCGCCCTGAGCGACTCGACCACCGACTGGTCGGTGGGGGTGCCGCCGTAAACCGGCTGGTCGTCCTTCATGGGCACAAGCCCGGCAGCGCTGCGCCCCAGACCGGACACTCGCCAGGGCATCTCGTGACCGTCGTCGTCGTTGTGCTCGACCAGCGGCCTGATACTGCAGCGGTCGCAGCGCAGATCGTCGCCGAACCACGACACCACAAGCGACGCGGCTTCGAGGCTCGGCATCGCCTCGTCGAGCATCTCCAGCGACGCCGCAAAGTCGGTCTTGCCGAGCGGGGTATTTTCGTTGAGCGGGCGCTTTTCACCGGCGTCCGACCCGGCATGGACCCGGCTTGTCGCCAGCGTGTATTCGCCGGTGCCGGGGATGATCGCGACGGCCCTGGTTCCGCGCGCGATCTCTGCCGCCTCGTCCGGCTGTTCGGGCCGGAACACCTCGAAATTCAGCACCGGCACGCGGTTGCCGAAAGCGGTCAGGTCAAGCTCTTCGAGCACCACGTAGGCAATCCCGCGAAACGCAGGCGCATTGCCTGCGCCCTTCACCGCCTCGATCTTGGGATCGGGCATCTGGGTTTCACTGCCCGTATAGACCCGCATGTTGAGCTGTTCCGGCGCGATCTCTTCGCCATCGGCCCAGACCCGGCCGACGCGGGTGATCTCGCCTTCGCAGAGCGCAATCGCAAGGCTCATCGTGTAGCTGTACTCCTGCGGGGCCCGGTTGCCCCCGGTCAGCACGCCTTTGCCCGAACCGCCGTCGCCGTCGTCGCCGGTATTGACATGCTCGGTCACCTTCGAGCCCCAGATCACCTGCCCGCCCATCCGCATCCGGCCATAGACCCGCGCAATCGGTGCCCCTTCCGAAGCGCCGACGAGGCGGAACCGGTCGATCTTGCCGTGTTCCACCACCTGCGAACCGCTGCCCATGATCGCCTGGTCGATCATCGACCCCGCTATTGCGCCCACAGCCCGGCCGATTACCACCGACGACAAGCCAAGCACGCCACCGCCGATGGAAGCCCCCAGCGATGCGCCCACTGCGGCAAGAACAATCGTCGCCATGTCTTATCCCTTCGACGGAAACCTGAAATACGCCGCGATCCGGCGCTGCCACGGCGGGGTCAGCGGGTTTTCCAGCACCGCGTGGCCCGAATAGGCGTGGATGAACGTGGGCGCAGCGCCGGTCTCGGCGAGGATGCCCAGATGCTTGGCCACCGCGCCCCGGCGCATCCGGAAGACGATCACATCGCCGGGGGCGGCGGCCTGCGCCGCGACCGGCGCCATCAGCGCTGCCGCCTCGCGCAACAAGAGCTCGTTGCCTTCGGCTTCAGACCAGTCGGGGGTATAGGCCGGCACCGGAGCGGGTTCGTCGCCCGCAAGCTCGCGCCAGATCCCCCGGATCAGCCCGAGGCAATCCGCCCCCGCGCCTCGGCATGAGGCCTGGTGCACGTAAGGCGTGCCGATCCAGCCGCGTGCCGCGATCACGACCGCCTTCCCTGTCGTTTGCCCGGTCATTTGCCGCCCGTGCCTGCACTGGTGCCAACGCGGGTGATCGGCGGCGAAACCTGCCGATCCTCGCCCGGAATGTCGGGAAACCCCCTGAAGTGCAGGAAATTGTTAAACTTTTCCTTGCAGCGTGCGGCGGTCTTGTTGCAGCCCGCGTCGAGCTGCACGCTGTCACCCGGCGCGATCTCGGCGCGCAGGCTCTGCCACAAATCGATCTCCCGCACGCCGTCGCCCAGTGAGTCGCGCCGGATGACTCCCGTCAGCCCCTGTGCTGCACCATTCACCACCGTGAGCCGCCCACGCGTGAACCAGCCGTTCGCGTAGCTCTCAAGCCCGCTCACCTGCATCACCCGCTGCTCGCCCACCGCCTGTACGATGCCAATGCCCGAAAACGCTGGATCGTCGAGATCGACGCGGCAGGAAGCATCGCCCAGCACCGCCGAGCATTGGGTCTGGTAAACCCTGCCCTGAAGCGTGTTGAGCGCCTCCGTCAGCCCCACCAGTTCGGCCTGGAAGGCTCCACCGGCCCGGGTGATCTCACCCAGCGAGCCACGAAACTGCATCACCCGCTGTTCGGGCGCGGCCCAGTTGACCAGCCAGGCTTCGACGGTCGCGCCGTCAAAGCGCCCGGCGCGGATATCGCTCTCGGTCACCGATGCATCCGACAGCGCCCCCAGCGCCTCGGAATTGTCGATGGAGAGGCCAGTGGTCTGCTGCAACGCCCGCGCGGTCAGCCCGCTGTCGGCCTTGAAGACCATGCCGTCGAAGGCGATGTCGCAATCATGGTCGGTGAAGCAGAAGGCGGTGCCGTCGGCCCGTGTGAGTGCCCAGCATCGCGCCAGCGTTGTCACACCCGTCGCCAGGTGCGCCTCGAATGCGTCCGACAACGCCATCAGACCCGCACCTCCACCACCGGCACGCTGGGCACGTCGCCCGCCTGGAACGAGGCCACCGAGGTCTGGATCCGGTCAGTATCGAAGCGCACCGGCACGTCGAACTCAAAGCCGGCGGTCACGTCCGCCCCCTCGGCGGGCGCATCGGCGAAGGTGACGATCCCGGTGGCCGTATCGACGGTGTAATGCACCGTCTCGACCAGCGGGTCGCCCTGAAGCCCGAGACTGACGCTGCCCGCCACCGGCTTCTGGATCGGGCGCAGATAGGACTGCTCGCCGGATCGGTAGGTCTTGACGAGCTGGAACGCCGTCGTCGTCCCGTCGCCCCAGGCGATGAGCTGGTCCTGAAACTCCGTGTCTTTCGACGGCAGGCCCGACTTGAAATCGGCCCAATCCTTCCAGCGAAAGCCAAAGAGCTGGCCCTGCCGCGCCTCGAAGAACGCGATCAGCGTCTCCACGTCGTCGAGCGAGCGCATCGACACGCCGGCATCGTAGCGCCGGCGCGAATGGGCCCAGGGGGTGTTGCGCTCCTCGTAGCCGTTGGCGAGCGTCACCACCTCGGTGCGCCGCTCCGGCCCGCCGACAGAGCCGAAACTCAGCGACGGAGGAAACCGGATTTCATGAAAGTTCATCGCCTGTCCTCCTCAGCTGTAGCGCTGGCCATGCGCGATGGCGCGGCCAACCTGCGCCGCGATCTGCCCCTTCGAGCGCTGGAAGCCCTGGGCGTCGGGCGTCGAGATATTCATCGTCACGTTGATCGGCCGGCCTGTACCTTCGAGCTGCACGCCGAGCTTGCCGTTGGCCCCGCGCGCCAGCGGCATGATCGCCTCCGGCCCGGCCTCGCCCATCAGCCCGGTGCCGCCGCGCATCGCAAAGCTCACCGGCCCTGACACCACGCCGCCCCGCGCAAACGGCGTCACCCGGCCCTGACTGAACGCAGCCCCGCCCGCGAAGGGCAGAAGGCTGTTCATCAGCCCGCCCACGGCCTCGGCCAAAAGCCCGCCTGCTTGATCGGTCAGCGGCTTGACGGAGGCATCGTAGACGGTGTCGATCATTGACTGGCGCACCGATTTCAGCGCGTCCGTCAGCGTCATGCTGCCAAAGACCACCCCGTCGATGGCGCCTTTGAGTCCCCGCGAGAAGCCTCCCGACAGAACGCCCACATCGGTCGAGATCACGTCGATGGTCGCGCCCATTTTCGCAAGCTCGCTGCTGAACGCCGCCGTCATCACGCTCGCGCTCTGCAAGCTGCCTTCGAGCGCCGCCACCTGGTCGTCGAAACCGTCGATGCTTTCGAGATCCGCCATAATCGCCTACTCCGTTTCGTGATCCGACCCGTGGTCGGGAAATGCCTGGGCCAGCTCGGCAAGCCGTGCCCGGCCCAGCGGTGCCTCGCTGCCATCGCGGCCGAGCAACACCATCAGCTCCACCGGGGTCAGCGCCCAGAATTCGGCGGGGCGCAATCCAAGCCCGCGCAGCCCGTGGCGCATCAGACCGGCCCAGTCGAACCTCATCGCGCCGCGTCCGGGCTGGCGAAGGCACGCGCCAAGAGCTGGCCCGCCGCCTGCGCCGCCGCCACCGGCCCGCCCTCGATCTCGGCGCTCACGAGGTCGGCGGCACTGCCGCGCCAGCCGCCACCGCGCAGCCCGGCCACGATCAGCGCCAGCACGTCGCGCGACGAGAACGCGCCGGTCTCGAAGCGCTCGACCAGTTCCACCAGCGACCCGGTCTCCAGCTGCTCCTCAAGCTCGGCCAGCGCACCGAGCGTGAGCTTCATCACCCGCCGTTCGCCGTCGAGTCCAAGCGCCACTTCGCCCGCCCAGGGGTTGGCCATGATCAGAGCGCCGTGAAGCTGAGTTCGCCGGCCGAGGCCATCGCAAGCTCGTAGGTCGCCTCGCCGTTGTAGCTGCCCGCATAGTCGATCGAGGTGATCATGAACGCCCCCTCGATGATGCCGAAGCCGGGCACGATCACCTGAAAGTCGGGCACGCTGCCGTCGAAGAAAATCTGCCGCGCGCGCTCGTCGGTCGCGGCGTCCTTGAACACCCCCGAGCCCGAGATCGCCGCCGATTTCACCCCGGCGCCGCCGAGCAGTTCGCGCCAGCCGCCCTGGCTTTCGAGGCTGGTCACATCGACGGTTTCGGCGTTGAAGCTGATCCGCGTGGCGCGCAGCCCCGCGATGGTTTCGAACGAGCCGGCATTGTCCATGTCGAGCTTGATGAGAAGATCCTTGCCGTTCTGCGCGGTCATGGCGAAAACTCCGTTTGGAATGAATGAATCAGATGTCCTGCACCCGGGCGCGGAACTTCAGGTCGATCCGCCGGACATCGGCGTCCTGAACCCGGCGCGCCCGCGCACGGTGAAAATTGAGATAGACCAGCGCGCCGCGCGCCAGCCCGAATTCCGCACCCACCAGCGCATCCGACACCGCCGTCGCCACCGCCTTGGCCGAGGCAAACCCGGCCGCGTCGGTGACCACGCTCACGGTGATCTCGTGCACCGCGCCGTGGCCGGTCATGTCCGACGCCTCGCGCACGTCCTCGGGGCCGAGGCTCACGTAGGTTCCGCTCACGATCCCCGGCGGCACCGCGTCATAGATCGCGCTGCCGACAAGAGTGCTGAGAGCGCTGTCGGCCTGCAGCGCCTGGTAGACGGCCTGTTGCAGCGCCACCGCCACGCCATAGCTCATTTGCTCACCTCCTCCTGGGCAAAACACGTCAGATAACGCGCGCCGGTATCGGCCTCGGACACCGCAAGGATGCGAAACACCCGCTGGCCAGCGCGAAAGCGTTGCTCCGGCAAAGGCCGCGACGGCGCGCCCTCGGGTGCCGCCCGCACGATGATGCGCAGCGGGATCGCCGCCACGGTCATCAGTTCCACCGCCCGCTCGCGCCCGGTGCCCGCCTTGATCTCGGCCCAAAGCGTGCCCTTCACCTCCCATGAGGTGACGAAGCCCCCGGCCCCGTCCGACACGTGAACCGGCGCTTCCAGCACCAGCTTGCGGTTGAGCACCGGCGGTCTCACGACCCGCCCCCGCCGAACAGCCGCACATTGCGCCAGCGCCCGAGCAGCATCTGTACCGCCTGCGGCAGGTCGGCCTCGGCCCCCGAGCCGGAGCCCCGGTTCTCGTAAGCGTAGGCCGCGAGAATGAGCACAGCCTGCGCCAGATCGGCTGGCACATCCTGCCATGCCGACCCGAACCCAGCTTGGAAGGCGACGACGGCGCGCCCGCCCACCGGGATCACCGGCAACGCCAGCCCCGCCGCCACCAGCGCCGGGCGGTGGGTGTCGGGTTCCAGCCCGTAGCGGGCCGGGTCGATCAGCTCTTCCTGGTCGCGCCTGTCGACAATACTGAGCGCGGTGATCGCGCTCACCGGGGCAACCGGCAGACCTTGCCGCGCAAGATCGCGCCAGGCGGTGAGCGACCACGAAAAACTGCGGGCCAATAGCGCCTTGCCGGTGCGCGCCTCCACGCTCGCCAGCGCCGCGCGCAGATAGGCCACCAGAACGGCGTCCTGCACGTTGTCATCGCCAAACCCGGAGCCAAGCCGCAGGTGGTCCTTGAATTCCGCGACCGGAAGCGCCGCGTCGGGCACAGTGGTCTGCTCGGTCAACATCATGGATCTTCTCCGAAAGTCGGGCCCCTCACATCATCAGGGCGTGGGCGCGCGCCGCCGGCGTCGCTCGGACGGAGGGGGAGCAGCTAGACAACGCGGGCAATGATGCGCGCGCCCACTGTCTGCGCCCGCCCCGAACAGGCAGGCGCAGATCTCGCGCGGGCCTTACGACGCCGACAGTTTCATCAACTTGATCGCGGCAAAGTCGCTCACGTCGCCGCCGACGCGCTTGGTGGCGTAGAACAGCACATGCGGCTTGGCCGAGAACGGATCGCGCAGAATACGCGTATCGGGGCGCTCGGCCACGGTGTAGCCGCGGGCGAAGTTGCCGAATGCAACCGGCGTGGCGTCAGCGGCGACGTCGGGCATGTCTTCGGCAATCAGCACCGGATAGCCCATCAGTCGCGCCGGCTCACCTGCCGCCAGACCGTCCGACCACAGGAAACGACCGTCGAGGTCTTTCATCTTGCGCACCGCACCTGCCGTCTTAGAGTTCATCACGAAGCTGGCGCCCGCGCGGTACTCGGCCTCGAGCGCATAGACGAGGTCGATGATCGCATCGGCGTCGAAATCGCCCGACACGCCGGAAGCGACATAGCCGAGATTGTCCCAGCTCCAGACGTCGTTGGCGACAACGGGGTGGGTCAGAAAGCCGGTCGGCTTGTCGATCCCGTCGCCGTTGACGAAGGCTTCGGCCTCGGCGCGGGCAAACTTGTCGGCGATCCGCCCCGCGAGCCAGCTCTCGATGTCGAAGGCCGCATCGTCCAGCAGCCGCTGGCTCGCCTTCGGCAGCGCCGACAGCTCGTGCAGAGGGATCGTGATCCGCTCGATGGTCGGCGTCGAGGTCTCGGTGGTCGACGCCGTCTCGGTTGCCCAGCCGGTGCCCACATCGCCCCGGTCGATCAGCACGTCATACGATGTCGCCTCGACGTTGACGACGTTGGCAATTGCCCGGATCGACGCGGTCGACGACAGCACGCCCGCAATCGTCGCGGCGGTCTGAGGGTCGACCAGATAGCCGCCATCGGAGGCCACGGCGGTGTTCAGCGCCTTGCCTTCCAGGTGCAACCCGCGCAAACCGTCGTCATCGCCAGTGCGCACATAGGCGCCAAAGGCCGATTTGTGCGGCGCGTCGAGGTCCGCCTGCGCCGCGAGGGCCGGGCGCGCATTGGTGAGGGATTTCCGATCCAGCATGGTCAGTCGCTCTTCCTGTTTGTTGATCCTGGTTTGAATTTCGTCGTGAAACGACTTGATATCGCTCATGAAACCGGCCAGGGCGGTCTTCACCTCCGCGGTCGGAGACAGCTCGGACAGGGTCTCGGTCCGGCCGTGAGCTTTGGTCTCGGTCTTGCTCATGGAATGTCCTCCAGAGGGGTCAGATCGCTGGCTCAGTCTCCCGCGGCCAGCATGCGGCGCGCGTCGTCGAAAACGCCCGCCAGCTCTCGCAGGCTTTCGGCCTCGGGGCTCGCACCCTTCGCGCCCACCCGCGCACTGGGCAGCATCGGAAAGGTGACAAGCGACACCTCCCAAAGCTCCAGCTCGGTCAAGAGCCGCCGGCCCTTGTCGTCCTTGGTGGCTTTCACGGTGCGGTAGCCGATCGACAGCCCGTCGATTGCCCCCGCCGCGATCAGCGCCGCCGCCTCGCGGCCCCGCGCCACCTCGCTCAGGATGCGGCCCTTGACGTGAAGCCCGCGCGCATCCTCGCGCACCTCGTCCCAGACGCCGATCGGCTGCGCCGGATCGTGCTGCCACAGCATCTTGACCTGTCCGCCCCTGGCACTCAGCGCATTGAGCGAACGCGCATAGGCGCCCTTGGCCACCACATCGCCGCCCCGGTCCAGCTCGCCGAAGTAGCTCGCATAGCCCGCAACCTTCAGCCCGTCGGCCACCGCTTCCGTCTCGCCCAGCGCCACGAACTTGTGTTCGAGCCCCATATCGTTGAAATCTCTCATGTTCAGTCCTTGTCAGATGGTTGGCGAAGTCGCCCGCCGAAGAGACGAGCGGCTTAGTCCGCGCCCAGCTTCGGCAGCCCCAGAAGAGCGCGCTTTTCGTCTTCGGTGAGGAAGTCCGCCGCCGACACGCGAGCCCATTGCTGGTCGCGTTCCGAGGCCAGCGCCGGCACCTGGTCGGGGTCGGGCTTCAGCACCACCACATCGCCGGTGAACCCGGCCAGCCAATGGCCCAATCCGGCCGACACCTTGCTCACCAGCGGCAGCACCGTGAGCCGGTAGAAGGCCCGGTTGGCCTCCTGGTAATTGGCATATGTCATGTCGCCGGGGATGCCGAGCAGCATCGGCGGCACGCCGAATGCCGTGGCAATCTCGCGGGCGGCCGCTTCCTTGACCTTCTGAAACTCCATGTCCGAGGGACTGAAGCCCATCGGCTTCCAGTCCAGCCCGCCCTCCAGCAACATCGGCCGCCCGGCATTGCGCGCGCCCATGTGGTAGCTTTCCATCTCAGCGAGCAGCCGGTCGTACTGGTCCGCCGAGAGCGTGCCCTCTCCGTCGCCGCCTTTGTAGACGATGGCGCCCGAAGGCCGGGCGGCGTTGTCGAGCAGCGCCTTCGACCAGGCCGAGGCCGAATTATGCACGTCGATCGCGGCTGCAGCGGCCTGTAGCGGCGAAAGCCCGTAATGGTCGTCCTGAGGGTGGAAGCTCTTGAGGTGGCAGATCGCCGAAGCGCCCTCACCGACCGCAAAGCGGTGTTTTTTCGCGCCCACCGTGTAGTCGTAGGCCACCGGCCAGCCATCGGCGCCGGGAACAAGGCTCATCCGGTCAGAGCGAAGCACATGCAGCTCCGCCGGCATCCCGGTCTCGCCGCCCACGGCCTCGATATAGGCATTGCCCGAAAGCAGAAGCTGGCCGTAGAGCGCCTCGAACAGCTCGGCGCGTCCCTGCGCCGGGTTGGGGCGGGCGATGAGGTCGAGCACCGGGTGGGCCTCGAACCGTGTTGCCGCGTCCTGCACGATCAGCGGCAGCGCGGCGGCGGCCTCGGCGATGAGCTTGACGGCCCGAAATCCCACTGGATTGCCCGAAAACCCGGCGCGGGTGAGGCTCACCGTGTCGCGCGGGCTCCACGCCACCCGGCCCGACCCGGAATAGGCGATCACCGGCCCTGTCGCCGAGGCCTTTACTTCAGACGCGCCCACCGCTTCCCGCTTCAGAAAATCGAACATCGCCATGAAGTCTCGCTCCTCGTTCTTTCCGTTCCGCGGCCGGACATCACATCCGGCACACCTCTCCCCTGCGCCCGGACCGGGTCCGACCGCTGCCACTTGTCTTTGTCTCGAACTGCTCTTGCCCGGCTATTGGGCCGGTGCCTGTCTTGCGATGGGGGCACTCTCCCAAAGCTGGTTAAAGAACCCTTTAACCCAGCGCACGCAGCTGTGGCCGGCGGTGCCCGCGCCCCGGCACGATCAGCACTTCGTGGATCGCCCAAACCAGCGCATCCACCCTGTCGGGGCTTTTTGCACCGTCGAAGCCCTGCGCCGTCATCCGGCACATCTGGTCTTCCAGCTCGCCCAGCCCGCGCATGTGCTTGACCCGCCCCTGTTCGTAGAGCGCCGCCACCGGCTCGGCCCGCGCCGCCTTGCCGCGCGTCGCGCGCACCGCGCGAAACGGCACCAGCGGGTCGATCTGGCGGATCACCTCCTCGACCAGATCGCCGCCCTGGTTGACCTCCGCCACCAGCCGCTCGGCACCGTGGCGCGCCATCGCGTCGAGTGCCGCCCTGGCCCAGACCGTCGGCTTGGCCGCCGCGAGCGAGGCGTCTTCCAGCACCACCGCCACCCAGTCGCGCGGCGGCCCCTTGGCGACGACCCCGACCACCACGATCCCCGCCTCATCCGATCCCTTGTGCCCGGTCACCGGCGGGTCGATGGCCACCACCACCCGGTCGAACTCCGGCGCCTGGTCGAGCCGCGCCGCCTCCAGGCTCGTCGCCGTCCACAACGCTCCCTCGGCATCTTCAAGCAGCAGCCCCTCAAGCTCCTGGCGCCCAAGTCTTGTGCCGGCGTAGCGCGCCCGCACCTCTTCGAGAAAGCTCTTCGCAAGATTGGCCCGGTTGGCTTCGGTCGGCGCGTGGGTCATCACCGTCGACGGATTGGCGAGAATCGCCTTCAGCGCGCCGATGTTGCGCGGCGTGGTGGTGATCACCTGCCTTGGATGCTCCCCGAGCCGCAGGCCGAACTGGAGCATGTCCCACGTCGCCTCTGCCTTCTTCCACTTCGCCAGCTCATCCACCCAGGCAGCATCGAACTGCGGCCCCCGCAGCGCCTCGGGTTCGTGCGCCGAGAACAGTTGCGCCACCGCGCCATTCGGCCACACCAGCCGGTTGCGGCTCGCCTCCCATTTCGGCCTTCGGTCGGGTGGCGCGCAGCCAAGGATGCCACTGTCGCCAAACACCATCACCTCGCGCGCCTGGTCCATCGTCTCGCCGATAAGTGCCACCCGCCGCGCCCGGCCCGGGTCGCGCGGGCGCGCGCCTTCGACCATAGCGCGCACCCATTCGGCGCCAGCGCGGGTCTTGCCCGCGCCGCGCCCGCCCATGATCACCCAGGACCGCCAATCGCCCTCTGGAGCAAGCTGGTGTGGCAAGGCCCAGAACTCCCACAGCCACGGCAGCGCCAGCAGCGTCTCATCCGTCAGGCTCTCCAGAAACTCTGCCTGCGCAGCCATGCTGCCGGAGGCGATCAAGTCTGCGCCCGATCTCAGCGCGTGCCGCGTCGAGGTCCAATCCGGCGCCACCGCCGCCGTCTCCAATCTTGCTGTCGAGTTTTTCAATGCGTTGCCTTTCGTCAAATACGGTCTGGAGCGCCTTGCGCAGGTCGATGGCCGTCGCTTTTGCCCTGACCTCTGCGCCGGCCTGGCGCGCTTCGATCTCTGCAATCACCTCGTCGAGCCCAGCCAGAACACGCGCGAGGTTTCGCTCCGCCAGCACCAAAAGAGCACCGGCCTCGGTTTCCTGTTTGTCCGGGCATTTTGTTTTCAT